GCAGAGTTTAAGTTTATTGTATCTGTAGTAAATACCTCCAACTATGTAATTCAAGTTACTGGTGACGATACGATTGATGGTTCAGTAGTTGTTACGAATGATAGTACAGATGGTGGTACGGCTTCGCTTATTTCATGGCCTACTGTAGCTGCTTCAGATACTATTACTCTTAATGGTACGACTACTGGTGGTGTAAATATAGGAGACTATATTCTATTGACCGATATTGCTACGGACCAATATTCAGTAAGTGGATTGCTTAATGCTTCTGGAACTGAAGCTACACCATTTAGTGCTGCTGTATCCTAATGAATGATACTAATGCTGCTGCTGCTATGTGTAATAATGAAAAATGTACATGTAAAAATTGCACATGCGAAAATTGTCAATGTTTTCTTGGAAACCCTTGTGAATGTAGTGAAGGTAAAAATGAATGACACTAAGATTAAAAAATGCAGCAGCAGCATTAGACAGTACTAATCTTACTTCAGTTTATACTTGTCCTACAAATTTTACTGCAAGAATAAAAGAAGTATGGATAACAAATATAGATGGATCAAGTGCAGCTAATATAACTTTAAAATGGACAGATACTTCTGCAAGTGCTACGTATGATTTACTTAGTACTTTTAGTGTAGCTGCAGATAATTATACACAATTTTCTGATACTAATATAATACTAGAAGCAGGAGATATTTTTAAAGCACAAGCTTCTGCTGCAGACGATCTTACAGTATCATTATTTATTGAAGAAGAATTAAATGTTACAGGATAACTATTAATGCCAGATACTTCCTCTATATCTCCAGTTACAGTTTCTTTAGGTGGTGGTCTTATTTTAGATAGGGATGATTTCTCTATTCCACCGGGAGCAGCGGTAGCTTTACAAAATTTTGAACCAAGTATAAAGGGGGGTTATCGAAGACTTACAGGAAGTAGTAAGTTTGATGATGATCAGGTAAATAGTACAAATACAATCTTAGGAGTTCAGGTATTTAATAGTGGAGTATTAGCCGCTTCAGGTAATCTATTAAAATTCAGTACAGGAAGTGGTTGGTCTGCAAGTATTGCTACAAGAACATCTGCTGGTCGTTATAAATTTGACGATTTCAATTTTACTAATGCTGAAAAAATAGTAATGGTAGATGATGTAAATCAAGCTGCTACATATGATGGTTCTACTTATACCCTATTGAGTAGTACTGGTGCTCCTGCTGATCCAGCTTCTGTAGCTGTGTTTAGGGATCATATATTTTTTGGAGGAATGTCTACTAACCCACAAGAAATTGTATTTACTGCACCCTTTCTTGAAAACGATTTTACGGCTGCAAATGGGGCAGGGTCTATAAAAGTTGATACAAGCATTGTGGAATTGAAGGTATTTCGTGATGCTTTATTTATTTTTGGTAAAGATAAAATATATAGACTTACTGGTACAAGTATAGCAGATTGGCAAGTAGTGCCTGTAACAAGAACACTGGGTTGTGCCGATGGATTTTCTGTACAGGAAATAGGTGGTGATCTTTTGTTTTTATCTCCAGATGGTCTAAGAACAATTGCTGCTACTGCTAGAATTGGTGACATAGAATTGGGTACTGTATCTAAACCAATTCAACCCCGTATTGAAGATATTGGTTTTGATAATGTTACTTCTGTTATTGTAAGAGGAAAAAGTCAATATAGATTATTTTATCCAAAAACAGGCGGCACTACAGAAAATAGTAGGGGTATTTTAGCTACATTAAAAAGGACACCAGAAGGAAGTATTGGATTTGAATATGCAGATTTAATCGGTATAAAGCCTTCATCTATGGATTCTGGTTTTATTAGTAACACCGAATATATAATTGAGGGAGGATACGATGGCTATGTACGTAGGCAAGAAAATGGAGATACCTTTGATGGCTCAAATGTAATAGCTATTTATCGTTCTCCTGATTTATCTCTTGGAGATACGGGCCTAAGAAAACTTATGCAACGAGTTATTTTAAATTACGAAGTAGAAGGAACAATAGCTGCAGAACTTAGAATTAGATATGATTCAGACGATAGAGATGTACCACAACCAGCAAAATTTGATATTACTTCTCCCGGTGGAATAGCAATTTTTGGTAGTTCTTCTTCTGAATATGCTAATGCAGTATATGGATCAAGTGGTGCTCCTATATTTAGAAGGGCTATTGAAGGATCAGGATTTCTAATTGCTGTTAAGCTTAACCATAATAGTTCTAATAATCCCTTTACTTTAAATTCATATCAATTAGAATTTACAACTGGAGGACGTAGATAATGGGTTCAACGTATACACGACAAAGTAGTACTGAAATAGTAGATGGAGAAGTTATTAATGCTTCAGATTTTAATAATGAGTTTGAACAGCTTGTATCTGCTTTTGCTGTATCTACTGGGCATAGCCATGACGGTACAACTGCTGAAGGTGGTCCTGTAACTAAGCTTTTAGGTACAGCTATTACTATTGGTGATGGTACGTCTGGAACAGATATTGCAGTAACTTTCGATGGTGAATCAAGTGATGGTGTTTTGACTTGGATGGAAGATGAAGATCATTTCAAGTTCTCTGATGATGTTGTAATAGATAGTAGTAAAAGAATATATTTGTATGATGAAGGTGGAGAATATATTTATGGTGATGGTACAGACTTATACTTAGTCTCTGGTGCGGATATTAATATTCCTGCAAACATCGGTTTAACATTTGGTAATGATGGGGAAAAGATTGAAGGTGATGGTACAGATTTAACAATTAGTGGTAATAATATTAAACTTACTGCCACGGCAGATGTCGTAATTCCTGCTGATGTAGGTATAACTTTTGGCACTGGTGAAAAGATAGAAGGAAATAGCACAGATTTAACAGTTACATCAGGAGCAGACATTAATCTTACTGCTACGTCTGATGTAAATATACCTTCTGGTGTTGGTGTAACATTTGGTGATGATGGTGAAAAGATTGAAGGGGATGGCACTGATCTAACAATTAGTGGTAATAATATTAATCTTACTGCTACAGCAGATGTAGTAATTCCTGCTGATGTTGGTATTACTTTTGGTTCTGGAGAAAAGATAGAAGGTAATAATACTGATTTAACTATTACCTCTGGTGCAGATATTGCTTTAACAGCTACAGGAGATGTAAATATACCCACTGATGTAGGGGTAACTTTTGGTGATGATGGGGAAAAGATTGAAGGGGATGGTACTGATTTGACTATTTCAGCTTCAGCTCTTTTTAATGTAGATGCTGGTACAGATATTGTTTTAGATGCAGGTGGAGGCGACATTTTCTTTAAAGATGATGGTACTACATTCGGTAGTGCTACTAATACTTCAGGTGATTTAATTATTAAGTCTGGTACTACTACTGCAATGACGTTCAGTGGTGCTAATGTAACATTTGCAGGAACTGTAACAATTGGTAGTGCAGGTATATCTGAAACAGAATTAGAAATTCTAGATGGTGCTACTGTAACAACTACAGAATTAAATTTAATTGATGGGGGAACTTCTAGAGGTACAACTGCTGTAGCAAGCGGTGATGGCATTCTTATAAATAATGCTGGTACAATGGCAATGACTAATGTAGATACAGTTTCAACTTATTTTTCAAGTCATAATGTTGGTGGTGGTAATATTGTTACAACTGGAGCACTTGATTCTGGTTCTATAACTTCTGGATTCGGTGCTATTGACAATGGAACATCTGGAATACGAACTGATACATTTACAGCAGAGACATCTATTGTTCCTGATGCTTCAGGAGGAGCAGACATAGGAACATCTTCTTTAGAATGGGGAGATGTGTATGTTGCAGATGATAAATATATTCAATTTGGTTCAGATCAAAATATTATAGTAGGCTACGATGAAGATGGAAATGATACTTTAGAATTTAAAGCAAATGTAGAAGCAGCAGCTTTAGGATTAACATTTAGTGCTGACCAAGCAGATGATAATGCAGATACATGGAAATTAAATTTTGCTGATGGAGGAACAATAACATGGCAAAGTTACACTTCAGGTTCTTTTGTTACAAAACAAACATTGGACACAAGTGGTAACTTAACTCTTACAGGTGCTATCGAACTTGGTCATGCTAGTGATACAACTATTGCTCGTTCTGGCAGTGGAGACATTACCATTGAAGGAAATGCAGTATATAGAGCGGGTGGAACAGATGTACCTGTTGCAGATGGAGGTACTGGAGCCAGTTCATTAACGGACGGGGGCGTATTACTTGGTAGCGGCACGGGAGCAGTCACAGCCATGTCCGTTCTAGCAGATTCTGAGATGATTGTAGGTGACGGTTCTACCGATCCGGTGGCAGAAAGCGGAGCAACCCTACGCACGAGTATAGGCGTTGGAACAGGAGATAGTCCACAATTTACGGGTATCGAGCTAGGACATGCTAGCGACACTACGATAGTTCGATCAGGTTCCGGTGATATTACAATAGAGGGAAATGCTGTCTATCGTGCTGGGGGAACTGATGTTCCTGTAGCTGATGGTGGTACAGGAGCTTCTTCATTAACGGATGGTGGTGTACTGTTAGGTTCTGGTACTGGTGCTGTAACTGCAATGGCAGTTTTGGCAAATGGCGAAATGATTGTTGGTGATGGTACAACCGATCCAGTGCCGGAATCAGGTTCTACACTAAGAACATCAATTGGTTTAGGTACATTTGCAGTTGAGAATGTTAATGCCGTTCCAGCGTTAACTTTAGCCGCTGCTATTACTGGTGCTGATCAAACAGTTTCTGCTATTAAT